CTGTTTATAGCCCTGGCCGTGCTGGCCGGCTGCAAAAACCGCAACAAAGGAAAGGAAGCGGCCGATGCCGCTCCGGAAGAGATTGAACTGACGGTGGAGCCCACCGATACCCTGGCCGCCAAAAAGGCCGCGGAAGCCCTCCCGGAAGAGCCCGTCTTCGACATTGTCACCAATATGGGCACCATCCGCGTCAAACTGTACAAGGACACGCCCCGCCACCGGGACAACTTTGAGAAACTGGCCCTGTCCGGCTATTACGACAGCACGCTGTTCCACCGCGTCATCAACGGTTTCATGATCCAGGGCGGAGACCCCTTCACCAAAGACACGGCCCTGGTGGCCCAGTACGGGGAAGGCGGACCCAAATATACCATTCCGGCCGAAATGCGGGATGCCGACGGGCAACCGCTCCATCGGCATAAGAAAGGGGCACTGGCCGCCGCCCGCGTGGGAGATATGGCCAATCCGTTCAAGGCCTCGTCGGGCTCGCAGTTCTATCTGGTGCAGGATCCGGACCACTGCGTGCACCTGGACGGCGAGTATACCGTCTTCGGCGAAACCGTTGCCGGACTCAACGTGATTGACAAGATTGCCGCCGTAGCCACAGATCGCCGAGACCGCCCCATGGCCGATGTCCGCATCCTTTCCATCCGCCCCAACCCGGAACTTAACGAAATTGAACGCCAGAACGAACTTTCTGGCACGAAATTCGCAGAAGAAAAAACCGAATAGTTTTTTTAATAGGTTAAGTTTTTAGGTTAGAATGAGAGACTCCGTTGCTGGGAAGCACCGGAGTCTCAAATTTTATGCGGAGAGACCGAGATTCGATTCCAGGCGTCTCAAAAAGTCTATTCTAGAGGGTTCTACGCTATTATTTATGTCTTACTTGCGGGTTATTTGCGGGTAAATCTTAAAATTTCACCGCAGGCGGTTGTATTTTCCATGTTCCTCCATAACCCAGGGTAGGAACATTCAATCGGCAGTCACAGTCAAACACAAAGATTGCCCCATTGTCATGCTTTAAAACATTGTACTCGTTGAGGTCTCCAATGTAAAGATCCTGTGTTTTGTAGTTGAGGCGCATACCAAAGTCTTCACCGGCGTCTTCAAAACCAAGTTTGTGCATGAATTCTGCGCGTTCCTCTTCGGAGACTTTGATTCCTTCGATGTATGGCTGTTCTATCAAAACACCAAACTGACTATCCTCGTCCTTTCCAAAGCCTATTACCTTCATATAGGCATTTGGGAAGATTGCATTATGAATGATTATCCTGTCAAGCGCGAGGCGAAGGACGTTATAATGCTTCAGCGTTATGAACTTTCTTACAAGCCTATTCTCTGTGTCGAAGAAGACCGTACTCTCTGTTCCCATGTCGTATGCCTGGGATATCGAAGAAAGGTAGAGACGTGCCTCATCAAACCAGCCTCCTACGATGCGGGCCCATTCTTCTACGAGCGCTTCCTGAACGCGTCCTTCGCCGATGAGATCGTCCGTGCGGTAGATCTCCCTTGCTTCCGACTCTGTTCCAGGACAGCCTCTACAGATAATGGCCGCCGCGCAGAGGAGCGCAGAGCCCTTTGACAAGCCTGGCTGTTGCGCTTGTGGAATTCGTTCAAATACCGTGGTGCCATTGTATACCTCCTTTGCAATTGCCGATAAACGGCTTAATGTATTTGTGGTAAAACCATTGTCCCAGATTTCCTGGTTCAATCCATCCAATTTATCTTTGGAATTCTGGATGATATGGTTACGCCTATTCACATCTGCAAATATATGCATATTTTTCTAAATATCGGATCCCATTAGGCTGACAGTCTTGTCTGATTTTGTATATAGAGCCAGTGTGTCTATAGAATTCAAAACCCTAAGGGCGCTGTCTGGGTAATCTTGTAGATACGAAGCAACGTTTACAAGTAATTCTTTCGTCCGGTTCGTCCCACATGAGCCAAGAATGATGATGGAAATTAAAAAATATAATGTGAACTGTCAATGCATATGATATGATTTTCCGCGAAAATACCCATAAAACGTGATAATTCAAAGATAAGCGGTATCTTTGCCCTAACTACTACTGAAAGATTCCGCCATGCCCAAAGACTTCGGACTCACTTGGTGGGGACAGCGTTGGCTGGACTCGCTCACCCATATCGATTTCGCGAATCGGATACCACGCGGTGCCCGTTACGCACGTAACGGCAGCGTGCGGGAAGTGATGTTTGATAAAAACGGAACCATAAAGGCAAGGGTAAAGGGTTCCAGGCCTTCTCCCTACAAGATAGAAATAAAAGTGCCGCAGTTTCCGGAGGACGGGAAGAGGAAGCTGGTGAAGGAATTGTCGGCCCATCCTGCCATCCTGTCCCGCCTTATGAATCACGAACTCCCGGAAGAGGTGCTGCCGATGGCGGTAAAATGCGGTCTCAAGGTGTTCCCGACAAGTTGGAAAGATCTTGGGATGAAATGCAGTTGCCCGGACTGGGCCGTCCCCTGCAAGCACCTTGCCGCCGTCATCTATAAAGTGAGCCAGGAGATAGACAACGACCCGTTTCTGGTATTCCGGATGCACGGACTGGATATTCCCTCGGAGATTGAATCCCTTGGCATAAAATTGGGCAGCAGCCAGACCCTCTCCGTTGAGAAGACGTCGGACAGGCTTGTCCTTGCCGATAAAACAACGGATATCAAACCCTGGGCACCGGATCTTTCGGTACTGCCCGACCTTACCGACAAACTCACGGATATTCTGGATGAAAATCCGCCCTTCGAAAAAGGGTTCCGGGAAAAATATCGGAAACTCCTTCACAGAGCGCAGCGCACTCTTGGCAAAGCAGGAGCGCAGGGCTTGCAGTTTAACCCTGTCCGTACATCATCGGACATCAGGATTGTCTTCTGCCCGGATCTTGAAATCATCGCCGAAGTCTTTGACGCCGGGAAGAAGTCCGGGAGGCTGCAATCCGGCATCCTCATAGAGGCGCTCCGGGAATGGGAAGACAAGGACCGCAGCATGATGCAGCCATCGGCCCTGCTCCTTTACAACATTTACCGGACGGCGACCTCCCTAGTGCTGAAAGGCTGCATTGTGCCAAAGATTCTAATCACGGATGACCAGAATTACAAAATCATCTGGGAGCCAGCCATGATGGATAATACGGTTTCCGCACTTGTAAAAGAACTTTCAGAAGCTTCTGGAGACGGGATTGCAGTCAATGCAAAAGGGAAGGCGCTACATAATGCCGGCCCTCTTATCCTTGAAGCATTCATCACCATCCTTGTCCAGGAGAGTGTGCTCCCACAAGACAAGGACCTGGTCGATATGTTTTTCTGCGGGAATCTTAGTAGATTTGACGGCGTCGGCGAAAAAGGGATACCGGGCAGCATCAAGGCCTGGCTGTCGCCATTCAGGATTGCAGGCAGCGGACACAAACCCTTTCTCAAGGCCAATGATACCGGTGAGGACTTTACCCTCGATTTCGGCTTTGAAATAAAAGGGCGGGAGGTCGCGCTGCGCAATATCCTTTCACGGAAAACTTATGAGACAGACCGTTTCAAGATGCTCCAGCAACTGAGTCTGGTTCTGAGGCACGTTCCGGGGGCTTCGGCCTGGGTGGACGGCGGAGCAAAAGAGCCGATGGATATGACGGACAGCCGCTTTTTTGACTTCCTCCAGGATATTGTTCCCGTGGTACGCCTCCTCTCCGTCCGGGTTATCCTGCCTAAGGGACTTGAAACCCTGATTCATCCGAGGCCAAGCCTTCGCATAACCAAAAAAAACTCCGGAGGAAAATCCTTCTTCCGGGCCGATGACTTGCTGGACTTCAACTGGGCAGTTGCCCTTGGAGACGAACTTGTAGATGAAGCCGAATTCTCAAGGCTCATCAAAGGCGCGAAGGGTCTTATCCGCTTCAAGTCCAGGTATTTCTGCGTAGACGAGGGCGATCTCCTGCGCCTGGAGAAGGCTTTTTCATCGTCCAAGGGGCCGGGCAAGATGCGGCTTCTTCAGGCAGCCCTCTCCGGGGAGTATGAGGGAGCGCAGGTTTCTCTCTCCGACGAAGTGCGGGAACTTATCCGAGAGCTTACCGCTACAGAGGATATTCCCGTTCCGGCGGGAATAAATGCACAGCTGCGCCCCTACCAGGCCAGAGGGTATTCATGGATGTACAAGAACTTCCGCCTGGGCTTCGGGTGCATTATTGCCGACGATATGGGACTGGGCAAAACCCTGCAGGTCATATCGCTTTTGCAGAAGCTGAAGGACGAGGAGGCGCTGGAAAACAGGAAAGCCCTTGTTGTGGTGCCGACCGGGCTCCTTGCCAACTGGGAGTCCGAGCTGGACCGGTTCGCACCGGCACTTTCGCACTTCCGCTACCACGGCCCCGGGCGGAATCTCAAAGATTTTGGCGCAGACATCCTCCTTACCTCATACGGAGTTCTCAGAAGCGACGCCATTGTGCTGGGAAAGACAAAATGGGAAGTGGTAATCATTGACGAGGCGCAGAATATCAAGAACACCTCCACCGCCCAGACATCGGCCGTGAAATCCATTCCTGCAGAAGTAAGGATAGCCATGAGCGGCACTCCGGTGGAAAACCGCCTGAGCGAGTACTGGAGTATCATGGACTTCGCCAACAAGGGCTATCTGGACACCGCCAAACGTTTCCGGGAGCAATATGCGGCGCCTATCGAGCAGGAAGGCGACAAGGCATGCGCCGAGAGGTTCCGCAGGGTTACCGCCCCTTTTATGATGCGACGCCTGAAGACCGACAAAAACATCATCTCGGACCTCCCAGACAAGGTTACGCGCAACTTCATGCCGGTGCTGACCCCTTCCCAGGCCGCCTTGTACCAGCAGGTCGTTCAGGAGTACATGGCAACGATCGAAGGCGCCGGTGACGAGTCCCTGTTCAAACGCCAGGGAATCGTTCTGCAAATGATACTTGCACTGAAACAGATTTGCGACCATCCATCCCTTTTCCTCAAGGATGGAAAGGCCGACACAGCGCTTTCCGGGAAATGCGGCATGCTTGCGGATCTTGTCGGAAGCATCGTGGAAAGCGGCGAGAAAGTTCTCATTTTCACGCAGTTCAAGGAAATGGGAGACTTGCTTTCCCAAATCCTCAAGCAAGAACTGGGTTTCAAGCCCTTGTTCTATCATGGAGGCTGCCCCCTCAAACAGCGCACGGAAATGGTAGAGCGTTTCCAGAACATCCGTAGCGAGCAAGTATTTATCTTGTCCCTGAAGGCCGCCGGAACCGGACTCAACCTTACGGCCGCATCACATGTCATCCACTTCGACCTCTGGTGGAACCCGGCCGTGGAGGCCCAGGCCACAGACCGCGCCTATCGCATAGGCCAGCATAAAAACGTCATGGTCACCCGCTTTGTCACCGCCGGGACATTCGAAGAGAAGATAGATAGAATGATAACGGAAAAGAAAGCCCTTGCCGACCTTACTGTAGCTTCAGGGGAAAGCTGGATTGGAAAACTTTCCGACGCCGAGCTCCGGGAAATTTTCGATTATCATTAGGGGGCAAAACAGCTATATTCAAGTGAATATAAATGGAGAGAAGAATCTGTTTTCGGGATACTATTTGGGATATTTTTATATGAAAATGCCTCCTGCAATAGCGCAGAAGGCATTTTGCGGAGAGACCGAGATTCGAACTCGGGATACCCTTTTGGAGTATACACGCTTTCCAGGCGTCTACTCTCTTACGGATACCGCAATGATAATCAACACTTTACAAAGAGTGCATTTTTGGATGTGCAGAAAATGTACAGATTATCTGGTGTTATAACCTTTTGTAATACCTATTTCAAAGAGCAGTCATCGTTCAAATCCCAGCCAAAATGGTCTGCTACTTTCTTAATGTAAGCGGTGGCATCTTCCGAGAATTTGTCCATGTCCTCCTCATTATTTGATGGATATACACGACACCGGCCGCGGAGGTATTCCCCATCCCAATAGATGTAGCCTGCGCAAGGTCTTTTCTCCCGCTTACACCATTTCCGATAGTCAGTAAGGATGGCATTTGGAACGTAGCCAAGAATCTTTTTGCGGCGGTGGCATCCAATGGCCATTGCTTTTTTATCTACGGGGTTATCCGTCTCAGGGAAGATTACGCCAGAGAATGGGCCGATGTCCCGCCTGTTGCAATGGTGGCCCAGACCAGCAATAAATACCTCCATTACATCATCGTCGCAGATGCCGGTATGGATTGAGCGTGGAGGGTAGGTCACACCGTCGCTGCGGGTGCTTGATACCGAGGAAGAGCTGTCACTATTTGATGCGGCGACAATAGCGGCGACAATTACGAAAACTACGACAATAATCAGTAGGAATTTCATATTACTTGAATTTTAGTTTGATTATCCGGCCGCTTCCTTTTTGGGGGCCTGTTGGGTCTGGCGCTGATTCAACATCTCTGTCAGAAGGTGAATCGTGTCCTGCTGCTTGCGGATAGTTTCAGAGAGGTTTTTCATTATTTCGCTAACGTCAACCGTTACGCCAGAAGGTGCGGCGGCTCCTTCGATCATTTCCCCTTCTCCGCTAAGGAGCCACGAATGGCTTACTTCTGGAAAAACAAGAGATATCTTGTTCGCAAGACGGCCGGAGATCTCCTTTGTTTTCCCGCTCTTTAGGTCATATAAAATCTGTGGATTCTGCCCCAGAAGCTGCGCAAGTGCCTTCATGTTCCGACAACCGGCATGAACGGCCAGCATACTTATTCTTTCTTGTATCGTATTCATAGCACAAAAATTTTGTAAAAAATCTTGTTGTTTTCTTGTTTTTCAAGAAATTTCCGTATATTTGTAACCGAAGTTGTAACAAAAGTAAGAAAAAATAATGAAGATTATCTACAAGAAAAGGCAAATTGACTATGAGAAAACCCTTGCTCAGTTGGGCCTCAAGGCGGAAGACAATCACGTTGTAGTATCCGCCTATGATAAGGATATGGCCCAGATTCGTGTAGCCGTGATGCGGGCGGCACAGAGCTTCGGCGACGGAAGGACCTTCACCGTCAACAAGTCTATAAACGGAGCCGTGATCACCCGAACCGCGTAATCCATCCAGCTATAACCAAACACGCAATATTATGCTTACATCAGAAAGGCCACAAGTGGCGATGACAGGACGCTATAACACTAAGCGGGCGGCCGCAGCGCTCGGAATCCATCGTAATACCCTGCGCGGGATCCCGGAATCTCAGCTTCCGCGGCATCACTTCGAAAATGGGGACAACTGCTTCCTTGGTAAGGACCTCATTCGTTATTGGTGCAAGAAAATGGTTGATTGAAATAACAATCTTAAAAATACTCTATATGGAAATCTACGTTATCAACCCTGACAACAACAAGCCCGTTTCCGTTGAGGAATGGAAGAAAGAAAGCGACCCGACCAGGGCAGAGTTCGTCGCTATCAGCGTCACCGGTGGAATCCTGGTCATCAAGAAAAAACGTCTCCCCGGCAACTATACCTTCGAAGAGGCTGAGAAAGCCTGTGCGGACATTGAGCCCTTTTGTGGCTTGCCTCTCCGTAGCCCTACCCGCAAGGAGTGCATAGACATCTACGATGCCCGCTTCCAGGGCTTGGATGAAGCCATTGAGCTGGTTGGCGGAGATCCGATAAAAAGGGGATGGATTTGGACCTGCGAGCGCGACACTGATCCCGAGTTCTACGTGACCTACGCGTGGTTTTTCTACGGCAACGGCGGCTACCTCTACGGCAACTACGTGTACTACACTTATCAGGTGGGGGCGGTCACGCTTTTAAGCGAGCGTTAGTGAGCAATAAATCTTAATTCTTGGCCCGGGGTTCCATTCCCGGGCCACACTTCAACCCTTAAACAAAGATTCTGATGAGTAAGTTCGTTTACCAGATTTCTGTGTCAAATCCGGCAAAGGCCGACAAGAGACTATACCGCGCATGCTTCACCACCATTGGGCTTGCCGCTGACACCCTTCGCCTGCATGGCTTCATGTATTACGAGGACTCCGAACTTTGGCACAATGGGTCCACCGAGGCGTGGATTACACGCATCCCCATACTTAATACCGTCATTCACCGCGAGGATGCCACTATCCTTGAACACAAGATGCTTTCGGAGGTGCAGCTGCGATGAATACCAATCTCTTTACCAGGTGGTGCCTGCAGGACAGGTGGCTGCTGGAAGCCAAATACAGAACCATCGGAGGCGCCGGACGCTCGGCCGGAAGCATCCAATCTATCCAACCAATTTGTTCGATGATTACCGAGCGTAGGAGCCCCCTTAGCAGGGATGTTCAGGAGGATCTGGTCCTATAGGTTATTAGTTTAGTGAGAGGGCGTCGGCTGCGACGGTCCACGCCCTTTTTAAAAAAGCACGAGATGAAAAAGAACGACTACATAGTTATCCTTGCTCCGATGATAACAGAGCTGGGACTTCAGGGAAACTCTCTACTGGTTTTCGCCATGATACATGGATTCTCAAAGGATGGGAATCATAAATTTATTGGAAGTTTCCAGTATATAGCAGACTGGCTGAATGTATCCATTCGGTCCGTGAAAGAAATTGTTTCCCTCTTAGTAGACGATGGATATGTAGCAAAAACGAAAGAAAGAGATGACCACAACAGGCCCATCAACGCCTATCTTTCTAACTACGATGAACTCCTAGCGAGAGTCGCGGCCGGAGAGGAGGTAAAACCGTCCTCAATCAAGGGTAGGCGAGGCTGTAAAAAGGTTAATAGTGCACAATGTGCACCGATAATCACCACCGATGCCATCGGTGCACAAAGCGACATTTCATCGGTGCACAAACTTCCATTCATCGGTGCACAAAATGCACGCAATAATAATTATACTGATAAGTATATAGATAATAATTCTCTCTCTGAGAGCGCGCATGCGCGCGAGGCAGAAGAGAGAGAGTTTTTAAAAATATTTTTTAAAAGAAACGCCGCGGATCCCGCGGCGGAGGTGATGCGCTTTACAGGGTGGTATCAGTCCAAAGGATGGAAGGATGGGAAGGGACGAACCTACGATACGACGGAGAAGCGTTGCGGGCTTGCCTGGCCTTGGGAAATCAAGACCGGATCAGACCGTCTCCCTGCAGGTCCGGATACCGAGACTTTCCTTGCTTTCTGCTGCGACCTTTCCGATGTTGCGGCCCAGCTGGGCGGCATCCATCCCAAGCAGCTGCTGGATCCGCTCAGCTCTTACAAGATAGATCCAGAATATGGTTTCACCTGGAAATGCCGCCGGGCTGTTTACGATTGGTTTGATACCAATAAAAAACACGTCGTTCACGTGTATCGGAAACATTACTCCCAAACGAATCTGCACTTCGAATTTTACTGATGCTATGTTTGCCCTATAAAAGGAGGTGTTCCTATGAAAGAACCGGGCGCAAATTGTCTGAGCATCCTGCTAAGGCGCCCGGAGAAAAGTTGAATTAAACTGGGCACCGTAATCAATTCCCAACAAGCCGTAAATATGATATCGGGCAGGCCGCCCATCCTGCCCATTTAAAACCAAGAACCATGGAAGATAAGATTGTAATATACAGAAATGAACCCGGCCTCGTTCTGGGTGAAACAACAAACGGGAAAGGATATATCCTCCGCTGCGCCGGCAAAATGCGGCGCGTGGTGCTCAAGGAATGTGTTGAACCCTATACAGGAGACAAAGATGCAGTTGCCCTGGGACTCAAAGAGGCGCCAGCCGATGGCGGCAAAGATGACCGAGCGGCCACGTAGTGCTGACCTTTACCACACCTACTACTGGACCCGCCTATCCCGCGCATTCCGAGCCGAGCATCCGCTTTGCGCTATGTGCCTGAAGGAAGGCCGGTACACGCCGGCCGAAGTAGTTGACCACATAACCCCATATCCTATCTGTGGAGACAATGGATTCTTTGACCGGGATAACCTGCAGAGTCTTTGTCAATACCATAATATCGAAAAGGGTAACAGAGATAAAAAACTTATTACACAGTACAAGCATGAAAAAAAAGAAACCAGTCCCGATGGACGTTGACCTACAGGTAAAATGCACCGGCATTGAGCTTTCTCCTGATAAATGGGAGACCATCTATGTGAAGTTCGAAGTGTATGACCGCAACAAGGCCAGGACGAGAATTGATCGGATTGAATTCCCCCGAATAACCGTAAGGGACGAGATGGATCCTGATACCGGAGAGAAGGTTGAGCGGAAAGTGAATGCTTTCCATAATGGTCACTTTACTGCCGTGTTCGAGCGAAAGGCTGCAATGGCGGCCGTGGACAGATTCTTTCCAGACTATAAGGAAGACATCGCGTCATATATCCACCTGCGCTCCATCGTCAACGCAACGACAGAGCGAATTTCTATGAAGCCGGAGACGCTTAGCGATGAGATTATTGACCTTCGGGAGAAGCTGGATAAGTTCAGCGCAATGTCCCTGGATCAGGAAGGCGTGTGGAAAATGTATTTATCAGTCATCTGTACCATTCATAAGTTTGGAAGGGAGAATGGAGATAACTTCTAAAGCCAGTATTTATGGAAGTATTTATTGCCATTATCATCGTTCTTGTTATTATCATCTGTCTGCTCATCGGCGAGATGGTGAAGATGTCCCGCCTTCTGGGTCTATTTGAGGATGAGCTTGCCGATGCGCAGAATGAGATCCGGAGACTCAAGGCTTACACGGAAGGCAGGCATATCAATTTCAAAGTTGGCATACAGAACGATGCTTCAAAGCAGATTAAGGAAATTAAGGAAATCTGCGAAAGCATAAAGAAAGGAGAATAATATGGAAACAATCATCTACAACGGAGACCTCTTTGTGAAAGGTTGCCTGAAAACCGGCGCCGATGGCTGTATGGTAATAGAAGGCGGCATCACTTACAACATCCACAAGAACCACATGGCCGACGAGTGGGGCGAAGCCTGCAGGGAATGCCCTAACATTGTGGACGGAGACCTCTGCCTGGAAGGCAAGATGGTGAAGGTCTACGGCGAAGTCTACGTCTGGCTGGACGCCATCGCCACGCCCGGCACCACCGGCTTCATCTCCTGCTCCGCCCTGCAGCCGCATATGGTCATCAATGCCGATAGGGGGAAATAGCCATGATTCAATGGAGACCAATACCCGGCTGGCCGGAGTACGAGATTAGCAACCCCGGCGCGATGGTGCGGAAGGTGAGCACCGGCAATGAGCTCACGCCTTACGCCTGTGCAGATGGCACGGTGCAAGTGCGCCTTGCCAAGTCAAGGACTCAGCGCTCGTGGTGGAGTGTGATACGTCTGCACAAGCTTGCCTTCCCGGAGCTATACGTCAAAGCGCCCAAGCCGGTGCCGATGCCTGAGCCGATGGAAGGCGAGGAGTTCCGTGAGTATGGAAAGTATCTGGTCAGTAACCTTGGCCGCGTATGGAGTAAGGCACTGCACAAGATTGTCCGCATTGTGGAGGATGGAAACGGTCACCACGTAGATGGAAGACGGATGCGAGAGATTGTATTCAACCATGACATTCCTACGCTGCCCGGCGAAGTCTGGAAGAACCACAGACAATTCCCCGGCCACGCCTTCTCCAACCTGGGCCGCGTGTACTCCTACTACCAGCGCATCATTATGCAGCAGCAGACCAATCAAACCTATTGGAAACTGAACTGGCAAGGAAAGGATTACAGAGTGCATCGCATCATTGCCCAGCTCTTTGTGCCGAACCCTGAGCATCTGCCCGTCGTTGACCATATCAACGAGGATAAGCACGATAACCGAGCCTGCAACCTACGCTGGTGTACTCAAGAGCAGAACACATCCTTCTACCTTGAGAACCATCCCGAGGTCTGCGGCCAAAGGGGGAGGGGGAGGTCATGAACAAAGCCACCAACTCGCCAAGACCACTCCCCCGCTCTCGGAGGCGCGCTGTCGAAATTGGACGGTTCTGGGGGCCCGGGGCGGAGGGCAAGGCGCGCGGGCGCGCGGCCAGGAGCCCGTGGTTTCCATCACGTTTTAAGTAGAATTTAACAACTGTTTTTGCCGATATGAAAAGCGATTTCACACCAATGAACTCCACGCAGGACTGGTTCTGCTATGACTCCTACATCACGTCCGGCCGGCCCAAGATGGAAGCCGAACTCTTTGACTACGCCAAGAAGATAATCCTGCACCGGCTCATTGCCGAGTACGACTTCAAGCAAGTGCTCAAGCAGCTGGAACTCCGTCAGGACGTGCTGGCCGAGCAGAACCCAAGATGGAAGCGCGTGGACTTCCACTACTCAAACGGAATGGACGGCTTGTGCTGGCTCTACATTGGAGAAGGCCGCTTCCGCCTCCGCAAAGTGCTTGGAGACTTCTGATATGTACTCACTACTGGAAAGACACAATGACGGCAGCTGGTGGTATCACCCCGGTATGACCTACGACACCCCGGAAGAATGCGATGAGCGCTTCAAGAAATCCTTCTGGTGGGACCTTGACCGGCCCCACAAAGTGATTGAGCATTCCGTTCCCCTTCCCCAGGAGACCTGCTGCACGTTTGACTTCAAGACCTTTGAATTTTGCGGAAGAACCCTTTTGACCCTATGACGACAGACTACAACCCATACATCGTGATTGAGGATGCATACTTCTGCAAGGTGATGGAGTGCCTGAGCCTTGGCAAGTCAATGGCGGACAAGCACTGCCCGCACCTCTCCGAAGACTTTGAGCGGGCCATCAAGCAAGTCCGCGACCACGCGGAGTCCTTCATTGGCTCCCAGAACAAACCCATAACCAAGAAAGCATACAGCAAATGAAACCCATTGAAAAATACCAGCAGAAGTTCATTGAACTGCTCAAGGAAGCTGAGGAAGAACTTGGCGGAGCCCTGACCGTTACGGTGAGAGACCGCGTGATTTACCAGACGCCGGATTACAATACCATTTATGCGGTTGTGCGAGCCGAGCCCAAGGAGTCAAGGCATGAATACACCTGCTCCATCGGTACAGATGGAATGGGATGCCTCCTGTAGTATGACCCGCGGAAGAAAACCAATACCCCGCGAAACGCTGGCGCTCAGGGGCACGCTCCGCAAGGACCGTGAGCGGCCGTCGTCAACCATCGGCGAGCCGGTGAGCGTGGAGAAGGTGCACGAGCTGTGCCAGGTGTCGGGGCTGCAGGGGGCCACGGAGCGCGCCCGGAAGATCTACTGGGCGACGTGCCGAAAGGTGGCCGTCCAGGGGATGTTGGACGTGGCGTTCTGTCAGCAGCTGCTCATCTACGCCATCGAGCTGGACCTTCTCATCAAGTGCGAGGAGTCCGTCAAGCGGGACGGGACGTTCCTCACGGGGATGAACAAGGAGGGCGCCACGTACACCTACCCCAACCCCGCGGTGAAGATGATGCAGGGCTGTGTGGACAAGCTCCTCAAGATTGGCGGGAACTTCGGCTTCGACCCGGTGAGCCGAAGCCGCTTGAAGGCCGCGATGCTGGTGGACGACCCCAAGAAGGCCGGGCTGAAGGCGGTGTTTGCCGCGGTGTTCGCCGATGCCGAGGAGGAGGCCGATGAACAATAAATGATTGACGATATGAAAAGCAGACCTTGGACCATAATGGACGAGCAGATCCTGCGGAACGAGTGGAACCGGCACACCATCGAGGAAATGGCGGCCATGCTCCACCGTTCCTATCAGGCAACCGCAGTCAAGGCCAGCAAGATGGGACTGAAGAAGGACCACTACGGCATTGTCTGGACTGACGAGCAGCTGAAACTTCTGCGGACCTACTTCCCCACCATGTTCAACCGGTCCCTCGCCAAGTGGATCGGAGTCTCCATGCGGACACTGATCCGGAAGGCCCGGGAGTTGGGCCTGGAGAAGAAGGAAGGATTCCTCCAGGAGCGAAAGCGGGACATCCAGCGCCTGGCCGGCGATGCCATCCGGAGCTCCGACCACAAGAACACCCGCTTCAAGAAGGGAGAGCGGAACAATCCGGCCGGCGAATTCAAGCCGGGGCACCGGCTGAGTCCAGAAGCCGAAGCCAAGAGAGTTGAATCCCTCAAGTATGCCTGGAAGGTCCGCAAGGCCAAGATTGAACTGGATAAGAACCTACATCCCGAAAAATATTTTTAATCCATAACACAATGAAAAGATTCCTGAAATTACACTTCAACTTCGAAGATGATCTCCGCAGAGCGGCGGTCAATGCAGAGAAAGCAGGAAACGGTGCCACTGCCGGAACATTGCTTTGGTACGCAGACGAACTCAAGAACTACAAACCGGAGAAGCGCTATCTCTGTAACGGATTTCACGGAGGGCTGAGCGGCCTTCGTGCCTGGCAGCGCAACACCCTCAAGATTGCCGACCAGTATGAGAGCTGTATTTTCAACCAGCAGGAGATCGAACACCTTGCAGAGCGGATGATGGAATTCTCCAAGACGCAGAAGAATGCCATCGAGCCGGTGCGCGGTCCTAAGTTCGAAGACGAGGAGAAATATGGCATCATTCCGAGCATTAACATTGGCTCCACCTGCTGCATTACATTCCAGCCCATCAAGGGGGACTATGAATTCTAAGCCACTCCTGGATAAACACCTATGACGATATGATACTCACAGTAACACCACAGGAGGTCGCCGGCCTTAGAAAGGGCCTCGCAAGGCTCATCAAGCATAAAAGAGATAACATTCGGAACATCCGTCGCAAGATGGAGTCAGAACCATCCAATACCGAGGCTAACGCAATTCGCATCGGCATGATTGAGAGACGCCTTCGCTCTATCGTTGAGGCTGAAGGCCTGTTGGCGCAGTTAATTTTACCCCCCCCCCCCAAAAAAACAGGGCATATTATCAAGCCTGTTAATGACGATAACAATGGCGATAATGATTGGGATAACTAATGGCACGTAAGAGAACATCTGGCCCAGGTGAGTTGATTGTCGCTGCCCTGCAACAGAAAGGATGGACGCAAGCCAAACTTTCGCAGGTCAGCGGCATCTCCACCGTTGCCTTGAATGACTACATCACCGGAAACCGGAAAGGCATCAATGGCCGGCAGGTGTTGAGGATTGCCGTTCCGCTTGGCCTTGACCCTTACGACCTTGCCTTTGCTTTCGTCAAGAATGAAATTGACGTTGAGCTGAAAAAGGTGATGAAATCGCTACTAACTGAAGAATCGGCCCAATAACCCATGCCCACCTCGCCCATCACCAAAGTGAATGAATACGCTGCGGCGGTCCGGAGCGGTGCGCTGCCGTCGTGCCTGATGGTCCGCAAGGCCGTGGACCGCTGGTACGAGGATATGGCCCGCCCCGACCTGTACTTCGACCGCAGCGCATTCATCCACGTGGTCAAGTTCTCCGCCATGCTCAAGCACTTCAAGGGGGAGTTCGCCGGGCAGCCTATCCACTGGGAGCCGTGGCAGCTCTTTATCCTTGCGAACATCTTCGGCCTCAAGTACCGCGCCACCAAGCGCCGCAAGTACACCTATGCCGACGTCTATGTCCCCCGTAAGAACGGCAAGACCACCTTCGCCGCGGTGATCGCCCTGTATATGCTGCTGCTGGACGGAGAGAGCGCGGCCGAGGTGTACGCCGCCGCCGTTGACAAGGCCCAGGCGAAGATATGCTTTGATGCATCGGCCGAGCTGGTGAAGGGGGTCCCGGAGCTGGAGGGCTACGTGAGGGTGTTCCGCAAGGGTAGCATCGTGGTGGAGGATACGGCATCGGCCTACAAGCCGCTGAGCAAGGACACCAAGAACAAGGACGGTCTGAACATCCACTGCGGCATCTGCGACGAGCGGCACGCCTGGAAGACCAACGAGATCTACGAGGTGCTGAAGACCGGTGTGGGCGCCCGCAGCCAGCCCCTCATCTTCTCCATCTCTACGGCAGGCACGGACACTACCTATCCCTACTTCCGGGACTTAGAGTTCCTGAGGCAGGTAATGCTTGGGATCAAAGAAAAGGACAATCACTTCATTATGCTCTACGAGCCGGATGAAGGGGATGCCTGGGACGATCCGGCTACATGGGCGAAGGTAAATCCGAATTTCGGCGTATCCCTGGGGCGTAAGTATATGGAGGACGAGTGCCAGGAGGCCAAGGAGAAGGGTGGCAGTACCCTTGCTGCCTTCCAGACGAAAAACCTCAATATGTGGGTGGATGCCCCGGAGGTGTGGATTCCGGACGACGATGTGGCGGCGTGCTCATCGGCCTTTGACGAGAGCCAGCTGGAGGGAGCCGAGTGCTACGTGGGCATCGACCTTGCGTCCAAGAGCGACCTCACCGCCGCGGCCTTCTGGTTTCCCAAGTTTGGCGTGGTGCGCTACCTTTTCACCGTGCCGGAGAGCAAGCTCACGGAGGACCAGGGCCGGGGCGACGTGGTGGATTACCGCCTCTGGGTGGAGCAGGGGTGGCTCACCGTCTGCCCGGGGCGCGTCCTGGACGAGGAATGGTGGCTGCAGCAGCTGTTCAAGGCGATGGCGCCATACAAGGTGAAGTGCATTGCCTACGACCCCTGGGGGATGTGGGACCTGAAGAACCGCTTCGGCAAGTATGAGGACGCGTTGATGGAGTATCGGCAGGACATCCGCTATATGAGCGTCCCCACCAAGGACCTTGAGAGCCGCGTCCTGAAGCACGGGGTGAACCTCCTGGGGAATCCGGTGATACGCTGGATGTTCCGCAATGTGGTCATCTACAAGGATCCCAACGCCAACATCAAGCTGGACAAGGCCCGCAGCCGCAACAAGATTGATGGCGTTGTTGCCACGGTGGATGCGATTGGAGGGTGGTTGAATAAGACCTCTGAGCAGGGCAACCGCGAGATCTATACAGACATGAAATTTCACACAGTGCCAAGGATATGACGATGGATGAAATTACCAAGATGGCAACCCGAAGCGGATTCGTTGAGGTGTTCTGGGAGCGGCTGCAGGGGCTTCGGCGCATCGGCAGGATGGACACTCCGCAGCAGGTCTACGACCGGATGGAGCAGGAACACGAGGCCAAGTACGGCATTGAGCGCTTCCCCTCCTACGAGGCGTTCAAGAAGTACAAGAATCGGCACCGGTAGCGTGTTGCCAAACTTTGGGACAAATGTCCCGGCGATATGCGTTTGCAGAGGGTATATTTGCGCAAAAAGACGCAATGCCCATTCTACAACGCATATTCGGGGGAAAAGCGGGACGCCGTAGCGCTTCCGCCGGGGAGCTTTCCCTTGACGAAGGCATCCTGAATCCGGCTGGTCTTTCCCATCTCCCCACCTTCGGAGTGTCCGTCAATAATCACTCTGCCCTCAATATAACGGCCCTGTATGCAGGAATCCGTATCATCAGCGAGAATATCGCAGCATTTCCCAAGAACGTAAAGCGTCATACTTCCGAGGGCTGGGTGAACGACGATAATCACCCGGCTTTCGCATTGATAGACCATCGTCCCAATCCCTATACCAACAAGTTCGACTTCTGGAACTGCATTGTGACCTGGCTCGTTGGCTGGGGCAACGCCTACGCGATCATCAAGTGGGGTGCTGGCGGTGTGCCTGAAGCATTGTACCAGGTCCACCCCTCTTGTGTTCGCGTTACGGTCAATGACCAGGGCCACAAGTGGTATCAGGTGACACAGAGCGACGGGCGTTTCACGTGGCAGAGCGGCCTGTATCAGGACTTCGAGATGCTGCACTTCATGCTGGTCACCCTGGACGGCATCAAGGGCGAGAATCCGGTGGTCCGTAATGCAATGTCCCTGGGCAAGAGTATCGCCACGGAGAAGTTCGCCAGCGAGTTCTACACCAAGGGCGGCCAGGTGAAGGGCGTGATGGAGACCGACAACCACCTGGGGGATGACGAATACGATGCCTTTATGAAGCACTTTGGCCGCGTGGGCCAGAACTTCGACACTCCGCTCCTGGAATACGGCATCAAGTACAAGCAGCTCTCCATTGACCCCGTAGCCGCCCAGCTCATTCAGTCCGAGGTCTTCTCCATCAATGACGTGTGCCGGATGCTCAATATCCCGCCGCACCTTCTGGCCGAGCTCACCCACGCCACCTATTCCAACATCGAGGAGCAGAACACCCAGTTCGTCCAGCTTTCCCTCCGTCCTACCGTCAAGCGCATTGAGGTTGAGGTGGAGAATAAGCTGTTCATCGGCCGTGACAAGAACCAGTATTCCGTCAAGTTCAATCTGGACGGCCTGATGAGGGGCAACACCGATGCACGTACCAAATACTACCATGGTGCCATCCTTGACGGCTATATGACCCCGAACGAGGCCCGCACCCTTGAAGGCTTGGAGCGCAAGGACGGCCTTGATTACTTCCTGCGGCCGCTTAACAGCGAGGTCGTGGACCCCGAAACCGCACCAAATGAATAACGGTATGGACAACGTAAAGATTCGCAATTTCAGCGCGGAAATCCGCAAGAAAAACGAGGAGACTCGCACGGTGACCTTCATCGCCTCCGATGAGTCCCGCGATTCTGCGCACACCATCCTCCTGCAGGATGGCTGGGATCTCTCGCGTTTTGAGAAGAATCCCATCATCGGCTACAACCACCAGATCTACGGCTCCTGGAAACCGGAGGACGTGGACTTTGTCATCGGCAAGGGCCGCGCCTACGTTGAGGACAAGCAGCTGCTGGTGGACATCACCTTCGAGCCGGCCTCCATTAATGAACTGGCCGAGAAGGTTTACCAGAAGGTTCTCTTCGGCTCCATTAACTCCGTCTCCGTGGGTTTCATCCCCATCAAGGGCCACTGGTCCGATAAGGAAGGCGAAGGCCCCCGCGAGAAGAACGAGACCTACTTCTATGACCAGATGCAGCTCCTGGAAATCTCCGTCGTCAACATCCCCGCCAATGGCAATGCCAACAAGAAGGGCGAGGGCGAGGTTGAGGACGAGCTGAAGGAACTGCGCGCCCTGGTCCCGGAGACCAAGAAAACCACCGAGGAGGTGGATGAGGTCTCCAACGCCAACCGCGTGAAACTATTAAAGGCAGCAGCATCGGCTGCTCTCATGTTAAACCAATAATACTTACAAACCATGCGTACTAACATCGCTGAAATCCAGAAGGATCTCCTTGAGGCTGCGAATGCCCTCAAGTCCGTAGATCTTAAAGACCAGGCTGCCGTTGACGCTGCCGAGGTCAAGGTTAACGAACTCACCCGTGAGCTGGACCTTGCCAAGAAAGCCGACGCAGCCGAGCGTCTCGCCGTTGCCCAGCACCTCCAGAAGGAGGAGAAAAAGGGCCACACCTTCTCCATCATCCGCTTCCTGAACGGTGCCATGCCCGGGGCTCACCTCGACGGCCTTGAGGCTGAAATGGCAGCCGAGGGCGCCAAGGAACTCCAGCGCAGCGGTATTGCCCCCAAGGGCCTTGTCATCCCAGCCGCCGTGTTCACCCGCAACGCCTCCGGCCAGAACGCCGGAACTGCTGGTGATGGTGGAAACATCGTCATCACCGGCCAGCACTACGTGGATGAGGTCTCCGAACGCCTCACCGTGTTTAAGATGGGCGCCACCGTCCTCACCGACCTGGTGGGCAACGTTGACCTCCCTTCCGTGGGCGGTGTCACCTTCGCCTTCGTGAATGAGGGTGTCTCCACCTCCAGCACCAAGAAGGCCGCCGTCGCCAAGGCCACCCTTTCTCCTAAGGGCATCCGCGGACACATGGCCGTCACCCGTGACCTGCTCGCCCAGAGCTCTCTGAACGTGGAGCAGATCCTGAAGGACCGCATCGTCGCCGCCGAGGCTGCCTGCATCGACAAGGCCGCCCTGGCCGCCATCGTCTCCGCCGCCACCAGCGCCGGTACCTCCTTCACCTTCGCCAACCTCGTGGCTATGGAGACCGCCATCAACTCCGAGAACGCCAACCGCGGCAAGATGGGTTACATCCTGACTGCCGCCGACTGGGGTCTGGCCAAGGTCACCCAGAAGGCTTCCGGCTTCCCGGCCATGATCCTGGAGCCCGGCAACATGATCAACGGCTACAAGGCCGACTTCTCCAACCAGTTCGCCGCCAACACTCCCGTCTTCGGTAACTTCGAAGACCTGTTCATCGGCCGCTGGGGTGGTGTGGAAATCCTCGTGGATCCGTTCACCATGGCCGACACCGGCGAAATCAAGCTCCAGCTCTTCTCCTATGCCGACGTCAAGGTCGCCCTGGCCAAGAGCTTCAGCAAACTCGTGATCGCCTAATCCCTCTGAATCATGGAGCGCAACTACATTGCCACGAAGGCCCTTCTGGGCGAGTTTCGGAATCACCTCCGAATCACCACTTCCGATATGGATGCCATCCTTGAGCAGACGCTTGAGGTGGGCATCGAGCGGGCAGAGGCCGAAATCGGCCGTGTGATTGCGCTTTCCGTGTTCAAGGGAGTCCAGATGCCATTCGCCCAGACGCTTTCACTGAGGGGCCCCATTGTGGAGGTTACCTCGGTGAAAGTGGACGGGACGGTGGTGCCTGCAGCCAACTACACCGTCGGTCCCTGGTCTTTGACCTTCGCCGATAGCGTTGAGGGGGAATCCGTGGAGCTCGAATACAAGGCCGGCTTCGAACAGATTCCGTCTATGGTAAAAGGCGCCATCTTCCTGTTTAGCGGACGCTACTTCAACAATCCTACGGACCAGCCTGAGGAGCGTGACCGTACCGCTGCGGCCAACCTCCTCCGGCCTTACAGACGCTGGGGGGAACACTGATGGCCTACTTCAATACCGGCTCGCTTGATACGCTTGTGACCGTCAACCGCTGCGTCATCTCCTATGGCAAAGGCAATGCGAAGAAGTATTCCTTTGTCCATTTCCGGGATGTGTATGCGAATGTGGACCGCAATATCAATGAGCAGGTGAGCCTGGGAAACTTGGAAGGCGGGGACTTCATCTTCCTCACCATCTACAAGATACCGGAGCTGGAAACCACCTGGCAGGTGGTCGTCTCTGGCCAGAAGTACGAAATCACCGGCATCGACCTGCAGGAACGCCTCTCTCCCTTCTGCACCCTCACCCTTCACGCTGTAGATTGATATGGCCTACACTATCGAAGGATTGGATGACTGCCTGAAGGCCATGGACAAGGCGCCTGATAACGTCTTGAAGATGACCAAGGCGGCAATGAGGGAAGCGGCAAAGAAGACCACCCGGACCATCCGGCAGCGCCTTCCCAAGCAATTCTGGCGGCGGCTTGTCCGCTACAAGATGAGCAAGGGGCAGCTTACGCAGAATTCCTACGTCCTGATGGGGCTTTTCAACAAGGGGAAGAAGAATGCCGATGGAAGCAAAAACATCCCGGACTGGTTCAAAGCCTACTGGCAGAATTACGGAACGCTGAAGCACAGGGATTCGTCCCACCACTTTGACTACCCCGTGAAGGCCGCTACCAAGCGCCGCAGGAACAATGAAGGCCAGATGGCCACTGGGGAATTTGAAGCAGCTATCTCCGGCTGGGAGGGAGGATTCATGCAGACCTTTGAGGAGGAAATGGTAAAACAGCAAGAAAAACTCTACGACCGATGACCGATTCACTACGAGACCGACTCGCTTACGCCTGTAAGGATGTATGTGTCCTGGCCCTTTCCGAGGACGAGGACCCCAACTATCCCTACGCGGTCTATGATATGACCAGCACTCCTATGCGGGACAAGGACGGCGTGTATGGCTACTCCGGTGACACCAGGATCCGCGTCGTGAGCAACGACCCCGATGAGGTTGACACGCTGGCTGCGTCCATTCAGAGCGCCATCGCCACCGGGATGCAGGATCAGGACTTCTTCTCGCGTCAAGAGGACTACACTAAGGAATGCACCGGAGGCATTTGGATTATCGAAATAAATTACACCCTGAAGCAGTATGCCGACTGGAGTGAACCTATTGAACAAACATCTAATACTGACTAATTATGTCCGCACCACAAGGATACAATTTTGCGTTCCAGTTCAACGGAAAGACTTGCATTGGACGCACCCAAGAAGACATTAACCTTGCCGGAATTTTGAAGGAATCTATTACTAAGGACAATGCTGGCGTCAAACAGAGACGCAAGACAGGCAACGATGTCACCCTCAAAGTGACCGGTATCGTAGAATTCGACAACTCTGTCTCCGCCACCAAACTTGATAGCGACGCTCTGTTCGATCAGGCGCTTCTCACTGGCTCCTCTGCAGAGGTTCCGGTTCAATATGTCCGCGCAACCGGAAGCGCATACAGCGGAACGGCAATTATGAGTAATTACGCTGAATCCACCGGCGCTGAGGACGAGGGAACCTACAACGCTGACTTTACAATTCAGGGCAACCTCACCAAGGTTACCCAGTCCAATAGCAACCCTCAGTAATATGGAGAAATCCTTTATAACTATCGGCGGCACGCAGTACCGCGTTGAGGTTAACTGGAACGCCCTTGGAAACTTTCTTTCCATTGTTGGGGACGATTCCATCGGAGGGCTCACCAAACTGGAGCAATTCCGCGTCACTCACATCACATCTCTTGTCGCCGCGTGCGTCAAGGAGGGTGAGCGGCTGGAAGGCCGCGAGGTGAACCTTGACCCCCTGAAGCTGGGTGAGACCTTCAGCCTTACCAATTTCAAGGAGTTCATGGCAATCTACAACGAGCACAGCCGTGCGTGGTTGGAGGCTGATGCCGAGGACTCAAAAAAAAAGGAAAGTCAGGGGGAATAACGCTCACGCTGGGGACGGTCCGCGGCTGGGCAATTAGCCGGTTGCACCTTTCTCCGGCAGAATTCGGCCTGATGCGGCCCGGCGTCTTCTGGGAAGCGATTGTGGCGTGGCAGGCAGACAAGGAGGCGGACCGGCGCCACGTAGCGGAGGTGATCCGTGGAGTGGGGGTCCGCCTTTTCAATATACAGCTCAAGCCCAAGGATCAAATCAAGGACGTGCGACAGTTCCTTCCACTTCCCTGGGATGAAAGCGATGAAGACCAGGAGGTGGAACGCCTGGCCCACCTCTCTAAGGAAGAGCGGGATGAAGAAGCCCGCGCATTTGTGGCAAAGTTAAAATGGTAGGAGATGGCAAAAGAGCCTAAAATGAAAATCGGCATCGGCGCCGACACCGGGGACTTTGAGAAAGGGGCGAAAAAGGTAAAAGACGCTCTCAAACAGCTGGGGATTGACGCCAATTCTGCTGCAGGGAAAATGATTGCTTCCCTGGGCAAGACTACCGTTGCCCTTGCCGGTGTTGTAACAGCAATAAAGGTGGTTGGTAAGGTCCTTAATGAACTCAAGGACCAGAACCAGGTGCTTGCAGATTCTTGGGGCCGTGCCTGCGAAGGGATGACCGCCGCAATGGATACCGTTAAGACGTCAGTAGCAAGCCTTGACTTCTCCAACCTCATCAGTAATATGGCCGCTGCGGTCCGCCTTGCGCAGGACTTATATGACGCTGCGGACGCAATGGGCGAGATTACCACCGCTTACAACATTGGCCTTGCCCAGCAGCTTGGGAAGATTGACGAGTTGCGCCTGAAGATGAAGGACACTTCACTCTCCGAGCAGGAAAGGGTGCAGGCTGGGAAAGACCTTCTCAAGATATACGAACAACTGGAAAAGAACCCAACCCGTGGCCTTGCCAGGGTGAGCGACACAACCATCGACTACTATATGCAGCAGATGGGTGTCAATATGGAGAACAGAACAGATGCTCAACTTGCCGCCATGCGCAAAAAGTATCTGGAATTCTTCAAATGGCTCGGTACTGAACAGGGCGAGAGTTTCCTTTCCGCTTCGGAAAGGATTGCAAAGAGTGGAGGCTTTGACGGCTATTGGGGCAAGACAGCACTGGCCAATGCCAGAAAGGCCGGCTTGGAAGAGAATCTGCGCTTTGCCTATGCCTATTCCACAAAAATGGGCGACGAGGACCGCGAGAAGATAGAGCAGGTCGTTGTGGCCTACCTCCAGCAGGAGAATAAATATGCCCAGGAGACATTTAAGATTCGCAAGGAAATACAGTCCATCCAGAATGAGAGTGATGCTGCCGCCGCGAAGGCGTCAGAAGCGGCCGCGAATGCCGCGAAGGTGGAGGCGGATAACATCGCCCGCATTAAGGCTATCCGTGAGAATGGTGGTGTACAGCCCATCAATGCTAATTTCGGTTTAAAGGGATTATTGGAAGTTCCTGTCCAGCCAGTCCTTACCAGAGAGAAAATACACGAATTTAAGGAGCACTGGGTAACGGAGCTTGGCGGAGGTCTCACCTTAGCCATTGCCATAGATCCGGATTCCGTAGAGAAGATTCACGACATCACAAATGAGATACAATCGGCCGTGGAGAATCTTGCTATGTCTGTTGGCGAATCCATTGGAGAAATGATGGGCGCCCTGATGAAAGGAGAAGATCCTTGGCAAGCGTTTGCAAACTCCGCACTGTCGGCTCTGGGAGAGATGGCGGTATCTGTTGGTAAGATGGCCATCTCTACGGGTGTGGCAACTCTTGGTATCCAGGCTGCCCTGAAAACCCTGAACGGCTATGTGGCTATCGCTGCCGGTGTAGCCCTCGTAGCATTGGGTACGGCCGTTAAATCCGGCCTCTCCAGCATCGCTGGCGGAAATTATTCCGCCAGCACAAATGTAGCATCATCCGGCTCTTATTCTTCCGGAATGAACAACTATGAGCAGCGAGATGTGTACGTAAATGTCACCGGAACGCTGCGCGCTGATGGGAACGAGCTCGTGGCCGTTCTCAGCAATACCAACAGGAAAAATAAAGTGACAACATAATGGCCTGGGCAACAAAATATCAGTTCACCTTTGATTCCAAGAATGGCGTGGAGCACCGCATCCTTATCCAGAAGGATGGGTATTCCGGTGAAATTATGAATCGCAGCCTTGGCCGCGGCCCCGTTCTGAAGAAGCAGAAGAATGGGCCCATTTGCGGCACGTCGCTGGAGATTTATGCAGAGTGCCTTCACGACGACACCGATGAGCAAGGATACTTGGAATTATACACTTCCGACCCGAAGGAATTCCGCGTGCAGCTATACCGTGGATATACACTTGTATGGACTGGATTCGTAAGCACTGAGCTATATTCTGCGCCATCCATTTATCCGCCCTATGACGTGCAAATCGTGGCTACAGACGGCCTTGGTGAACTGAAGCAGGTGAACTTTGTTCCCTGTGGCCCGCAATCCCTTTCTCTGCACTTCCGCGATGCTCTCTCCTATACCGGTGAGGCTCATCCCATTTACATAGCATCTTCCCTGATCATGACCGGCTACGCCCGGACAGATACGTTCAATATGTCCATTGATCTGGACTATATGATCGGGGAAACGTACTATGAAGTTCTCACTAAGCTGCTGGATTCCCTGCACGCCACCATTACCATGTACAATGGTGCATGGCTCATTGCAAGGGAAACGGACCTATCGGCCCTTCTAAGCAGCAGTGGCCTTTCTGTGGTGGAAATTTCCGCCAATGGGACGGTTTTAACTACCACATTGGCCGGAGTGTCCAAGACGGCCGGGCAGATGGGGGTGGCGGATATGTGGCCCGTTGGGTATCTTTCCATTGCCATTGATCCAAGAAAGAAGGACGTTACAGTTGAGGCGCCCTGGCATACTACGCCCTATCTGGAAGACCCGGATATGGAGGCAACGACTGGCTCTCCTTGGCAGCAAGAGGGAGAGGTCGTCCATGAAACCGGTCTTACTCCTTTTTATATCCTTGGCCCCGTGACCAATGATAACAAAGACTGGGGAACAATTAAACAGAGTATCGCCGTAAACAGGATAGACGCCGCATTCGACATTGAGGTGAAGGCTTGGCCTATATCCGGACGTTCTACTCAAGGGTACAGAGCCGGAAAGGCGAAGATATACCTTGTATTCCAGCCAACGGGCAGTTCGGCAAAGTTTATCGGCACTTCAGGTGGATGGGGCGCAGAGAGCCGCGTTGAGGTGGAGACGCTTGACCTCGATGGAAACTCCGAAAAGACATTTACCATTTCTGTTCCGCTGGATCTGTTCCAGTATTCAACCAGCGCGGGAACCCTCACTGTTGTTATTGAGGGCCTATACCTTGGCGTTGAACACTGTATGCTGTCCATCTCGCCCGGGTTTGCCGGATACAGGGATGTTATCAACATTGATAACGGAGCAAGAGGGTCGGCCGACACCGTTGAAATCACCGGCGCCCGCATCGTTCAGGCGAACTTGGTAAAAAACCAATTCTATAACGGCGTATGGCTTTACAATAACACTCCCGTTCAGACTTTCGCAGACAGCCTGAACCAGGGCGGCGATTTCCTTTCCATTACGGCATTGAGCTACGCCGCATCGGTTGCCCTTGACCGGCTTCGCACGGAGGGGATTCTGGACGTACCCGCCGGACTGTCCGGAATTCCGCTTTTCATCACGACGGACGTACCTGCCTGGTTAGAAACCTGGGAATGGAATATCTACGATGACGAGCTGAAGATTTCAGCTTTGAGTCTACCTGCTGCTTCCATCGCCGTAGATAGCGAATCCATTACAGAACTGCCGGATGGATATACAAGTGGCAGCTCATCTTCTTCTGGCGGAAGCGGTGGAGGCTCCGGCTCAAGCCCGTATGTGCCCAAATCGGCATCTTTCTTTGAAGAGGATGGGAATGGAGGTGTAAAGCTGAAGGATGAGTATTCCGGCCTCTCCGTAAACGGTTTCATCGCTGCTGGCGGCGTGGGCTCCAGTTCTGGAGGTAGCGGCATTGACCTGGACCGCGTATGGCAGTCTCTCACTAATAATACCGATAAGCCGAATGTTAAGATTAACGCAGCGCACATTCCCATTGCAACGGCTGCGGTTATCGGCGGTGTTAAGGTGGACGGAACCACCATTACCATTGACGCGAATGGCGTTATCAGCGCCGTGGGCGGAAGCTCCGGAAGCGTTACTTCCGTGGCGTTGACCGTTCCCACCGGTCTGAGTGTTTCCGGCTCCCCTATTACAAGCTCCGGCACTCTGGTTATTACATTCGAAAACGGCTATTCCATCCCCACTACGGCCAAGCAATCCAACTGGGATTCGGCATACAGTGATGCTCACACTCATAGCAACAAGAGTACCTTGGACGGAATATCTTCCACGAAGGTATCTAATTGGGATGCGGCATACGGATGGGGAGATCACTCCGGGCTGTACCTTCCCATCGGCGGCGGGACGCTCACGGGAGACCTCCGCATCAAGGGATCTACCAACTATGGCCGCAAGCTGAACTTCGGCGACGGTGACTATGTGTATCTGTATGAGGATAGCGACGATCACCTGAAAATCTACGCCAGCAAAGGTCTGCAAATCACGACTGGGAGTAGCTACTATGTGCAGGTAGATAACGAGGTGGTCATCGGCGAGACCTCGCGGCAGTCGGCCTACAAGCTCTATGTGAATGGGGCTGGTTACTATAACGGTGCGCTCACTGTTAACTCCAACATATCATCCACCGCATTGATTACGGTTGGCTCCGGCACTTCTACTGAGATAGCCAGGAAGATATGCTTCGGCTCCACGTCCTACTACCTGAGCCTTAACACGTCCAATCAGTTCCACTTCTCGCACGGCGTGTATTCGGATTCCTTCATGATTGCCGGAGGTGCAGCTTCATCTTCAGACCGCCGCCTGAAGGGTGATATCGAGGACGTGGGTGAGGACCGGGCCCTGGCTGTCCTGATGCAGCTGCGCCCGAAGGAATGGACGTGGAACGAAAAGAGCGCCTGCTTTGCCGGCATGCGCGGAGCCGGTCTGGTGGCGCAGGACGTCCAGGAGGTGCTTCCATTCGCCGTCATGGACGTTGGCGACTATCTCTCCCTGAATTACTCTGTCCTTCACGCCTATGAGATTGGCGGCCTGCAGAACCACGAGGACCGCATCGCCGCCCTGGAAGCAGAAAACAAGGAACTGAAAAAACAACTTGCAGCGTATGCCACACGATAACGACGGACATATCTATATTGACACTTCGGTGACCCCACGCCGCGGGGTTGACTTCGTGGGTGACGTGGATTACGTGCTGGGGGTTAACTCCGGTGATGAGGCTACGCTGTGCACGTCGGCGGCCATAAAGCCGTGGGCAAAGTATAAACCCGTGAACTATGGCGGCAGGATCATGACCGGGAAGGTCTCCGGCTCCGACTATTGGAAGGCAGACGGCAAGTGCGGTTTTGTAATCCAGGACTTCACGGAGTTCGGCTCGCCGTCCAATTCCAATTCCTTCGTGTATAAACTGCTGGCCGGAACGCTCACGTGGACCTACCAGCGCCCCACCGGAGGGAGCAATCCCTACCGGGCCGCCGACTTCGACGGATACGACCATAACGCGGAATCCCCCATCTTCCCCTGGGAAGGCATCAACCAGTTGCATGTCAACGCGAATGGGGAGCTGCACCTACAGTGGGATATTGACACCGTGCGGCAGGATGGAGAGCTTGCGCTATCCGACATCAAGGTGAACAATGTTGGACTGAATAACTATTACTTCGGCGCCATTGTCTGGTATAGCAATTCGGCCTACGAGGTGAAGGCCGCGGCAACCGTCGCCAATGGAGGCTATGATATCACGTTTGAGAGCATGAGCGGATGGGTGGGCCGCACCGTGAAGGTGGTCCCGTTTTTCTCGCTGAATCCCATATCCCAGACAGGAAGCATCGGCACGGGCCGCTTCTTTGCCTTCGATCTCGCACCGGTCACGATTGAAATAGCGTCTACGCCGGTGGGCTACAACGTGAACGTGGATGCCGCCTGGAACAGCGCCGGGTCCATCGTGGAAGTGGATATCCATGTGGATAACCTGGAATCCTCCAGCCGGACATTCGGCGGGTATATCTACCTGTATAAGGATGGGCAGAATATCCGTTCCACCCTCTTCTCCCTCACCGTGGCAGGGAATTCTACTGGCACGGTGTCAAAGACCCTCACGGCCACTTATGTCGAATACAGTGAATACGAGGTGTACGTTACCGGCTTCTCCGAAACCATCATCATGCCCGTGGACGAGGGCAATATCTTCCCGTCATCATAACCTTAAACACAACAATACCATGCCCAAGATTGACTTTAAACACTTCCGTGTATTCACGGATATCACCCAGAAGGGAACCCAGGAGGTGGACCTTTCCTTCCAGTTCTCCGATATGCTCTATAAGAAGAGCAACGGAATCGTGGCTCATGACCTGGCGCTGCGTATCTACAAGGCCCAGGGCGCCGTGGAATTCACGGAGGAGGAGCTGACCGCTCTGAAACCCTTTGTGGAGGAGAACTTCACCCCGCTATTCATTGACTCTTACAACAAAAACATTCAGTAGCCATGGAAACCATCATCAGAATCGTAGAGCTTGTGGGCGTGGCATTCGCGTCCAGCTGGCTCACCAGAATCTTAACCGTCAAGTCCCGCGTGAAGCAGGAGGACGCGGCCGCCAAGAAGGCAGAGGAGGAGGCGAAGCAGGAGCAGCTTGAAACCCTCAAGAAGATTGTGGATGAAATCTACAAACCGTCCATCAAGGACCTCACCGAGCAGGTCACCGAGCTGCGGAAGGAGGTGAATGAGGTACGGAAGGAAAATGACCAGCTCCGAAAGGAGAACGCTGAGCTCCGAAAGGAGAACGCGCAGATCCGTGACGAGAACGCCGAACTCCGCTCCGCCATTATGGAAATCAAACCCGCCCTTCTGCAACCCCGGGACGCAAGCGGAAAATTCGTAAAGAAGGATAGTAATGTTGAGGCTTAAGATTAAGCGCGAATGGAAGAAGCCTGACTACACTATTGGCCGGCTCCTTGTCAATGGCATCCGGTTCTGTGAAACCCTGGAGGACACGGACCGTGGTATTAATTCCAACTATACCGCGGCCGCCATCCGGCTTATCAAGGTTGTTGGATATACCGCCATTCCTGCTGGCACCTACAAAGTGGTGCTTTCTGCATCTCGGAAGTTCAAGAATAAATCCTGGGCGGCAAGGTATGGCGGCCTGGTGCCGGAGATCCTGGACGTGAAAGGTTTTTCCGGCGTTCGCATCCACCCCGGGAACGGGCCGGAGCAGACAGATGGCTGCCCTCTCGTTGGTGACAACAAGGTTAAGGGGGGCCTCGTCAATTCCCAGAAGCGCTACCTGGAGCTCATGGATAAATATCTGATGCCGGCCTGGAATCGCAACGAAGAAATTTCAATCACCATCGAATGAAACGTGCGCTGCTCATATTGGCAATCCTTATCACTGCCTCCTGCTCTCCGCGTATCATTGAGCATGTTACGGTTCAGCGGGACACGGTGAGAGTTGTGAAGGTTGATTCCGTCTGGAACTATCAGCACGACTCCATCTATGTCCGCGAAAAAGGAGACACTGTTTATCAATACGTGGAACACATCCGCTACCGTGATCGCGTGAAGGTGGACACCTTTATAAGGGTGAAAGTTGATTCCGTGGCCGTGGAGCGCATCAAGGAGGTGAAGATAGACAAACCCTTGTCTGCGTGGAAATCGTTTAAAATCGGGGCGTTTCCGTGGCTTTTGCTGGCCCTTGGCGCTGCGCTGCTATACATCTTCCGTAAGCCTATCCTTGCTATCATTAAAACACTGTTTCTGATATGAAAAAACTACTGAAAAAGATCTGGAACTGGATTGTATCCATTCCGAAGGATAAACTGCTGCACGACTATGCGTCCTTGCTCATTGCTATGTTCTCCTACGCCATACTCTTCCGCATCGGCGTTCCCAAGTGGTGGTGCTTTGGCGCCGCCAACGCCCTGGCGCTGGCGGCCCTCATCGCCAAGGAAATCTACGACTCCAAGCACGAAGGGCACAGCGTGGAATTCAAGGACATCCTGTGGGGCTGCTTCGGCATACTCAAATGGGACGCTGCCGCGCTGATTATGTTCCTGTAATAACACCATACGACTATGAGTCAGATACAAATTCCCAACATTCGCCAAGGGACGGACGTGAATCTCAAGGCGACGCTCACGGATAGCGGAGTCCGCGTGGACTGGTCCACGCTCTCCGAAATCAAAGCCTATATCTATTCCGAGGCGCAGCGGCAGATTGCCGGCAAATGCACCGTGGAGATAGACCCGCTGGACAGCGAGAACCTTCTTTGTCATTACGATGCCGACGAGCATCAGTGGCTGGGGGTACAGACGCTCGTGATCACTGCTGTCTATGACAACCAGCAGGCTACCTATGACAAGAAAGCCTTTGCCTTCGTTGCCACTACGGATGAGACATCCGGGACTACTACTGTTGAGGACGAAACCGTTGAGGTGGATATTGACGTTGAGGACGTGGATGCTTCCATCCTTTCCGCCGCTATCCGCGAGGCCCTGGAGGCCGCCGATGCTGCCAATGCGGCCGCTGGGGACGCTTCCGATGCCGCGCAGGACGCAAGCGACGCTGCTACCCTTGCAAACACCAAGGCCGGCCTTGCCGATGACGCCGCCACCCTTGCAAACACCAAGGCCGGCTATGCCCAGGATCAGGGCGACTATGCCAAGCAGCAGGGAGATTACGCCAAGGATCAGATTGACGGTGCAAAGGGAGACTACGAATCCCTCAATGACCGTTTCAATCACGTGGACGAAGTTTCCGTCACGCTGGAAGAGGAGGAAACGCCGGCTGATGCCCAGCTCCTGAATGAATATACCGCCGCCCTGCAGCGGGTGTACCAGGCTATCGCGGATATGCTGGCCGTGAAGGATTCCACGGAGGGCGCAAGGGATGCGGCCGACGATGCTGCCCGTGAGGCGCAGGAAGCCATTGCGGATGCCATTGACGCCACGCAGAAAGCCCTGCAGATGGCGCAGGCTGCAGACAGCGCCTCCGCGGATGCCATTTCTGCTGCGAGAAATGCCGCTACTGCGGCTCGTCAGGCAGCCGAAGCGGCTGCGCAGGCTGTCCTTCAGGCAGCCGCCGCTGCCAGTGCAGCCCAGGATGCAACCAGTGCGGCTGGATATGCTGCCGCTGCAACCGGCGCCGCTGATGCGGCCGCGGAGCTGGCTAACACCAAGGCCGGCTATGCCCAGGATCAGGGCGACTATGCCAAGCAGCAGGGAGATTACGCCAAGGACCAGATTGACGGCGCCAAGGGAGACTACGAATCCCTCAATGACCGCCTCAATCACGTGGATGAAGTCTCCATCACCCTGGAGGAAGAGGAAACCCCGGAGGATGCCCAGCTAATGAACGAATACACCGCCGCCCTACAGCGGGTGTACCAGGCACTGGAGGATATGCTTGCCGTGAAAGGCCAGTGCGAAACCCTTCTTGCCCGGCTCATCGACGCCCAGGACGCCGCGGCAGACGCCAGGAGGGCGGCAGCAAGAGCCAATTCCGGTGCCGACGCAGCCGAGGACGCAGCCGAGGACGCAGCCGAGAAGGCGATTCTCGCCCAGCGAGCCGCCGATCTTGCCAACCAGAAGGCCGCAGCAGCTGAAAGTGCAGCCGAATCGGCCAGCGAGGCCGGGACCGCAGCCACGGCCGCTGCCGGCTATGCGAATACGGAGGGTGACTACGCCAAGCAGATGGGCGAGGCGCTGGAAGGTCAGGGCGTTTTCTTCGAGGAGGATTCGGACCCGGCCAGTCTCTTTGATGAATAGAAACCATTTTAACGTTAAAAGAATATGAGTACAAGACAAGGAAACTTGAAGGACTATTCGGGTAACAAGATTGCCCCGAATACCTGCTCTGCTGCGGTGCTTGACGAGGCGCGCAACCGGGGCCTGTCCGCATCTCTCGCAGTGCTTGTGGAGAAGAATGCGTTCGGGTTCCCAACGTTTGTTACTACCGAGCCCTACTCGGCCGGAAAGATTCTGTTCTATGACCGGAAGCTCTGGACGGTAAAGGCTGGCGGCCATGCTGCCGGCGCGTGGGATCCGGACGACTTTGAGGAATACCCTCTTGGCCTGGATGTGCTGTTCCTTAACCAGGCGCTCGGTAAGTACAGCGGCATCTCCGAAATCACCCTCACCCAGGCGAAGGCCGGTAAGTATGTGAACGTGAGCGGAACCGAGGTCAGTCAATCCGGCTACGGCATCTCCTCCCCTATCTCCCTGAATAAGGGTGACATCCTGCTTATCCCCTCCGCATCGGCCGTTCCTGCCGCCGTGAGCGTTGTGGCTCGCGTGGTGACGCGAACGTATGACAAGGTGATCAACTACACCTATACCTACCAGCAGGCAAACCCGGAGCTCTACGACACCGCCACGGCGGACTATGACAGCTCGCTGGTCTATACCGCTGTCTACGATACATCCGGAGAGACCCCCGTTCTGACCGGCTGGACCAAGGGCGGCCAGACCTACGAAACGCTGCCGGCGACCCACGAGGTTACGGAGTCCTACTACGAACCGCTGGTACAGCAGGCCGTCAGCGCAATGCCGTCTACCGGCTACTACGTCTATCTCTGCCCGCAGGCTATGACCGTGGTTATCTCCGGTTACACGGCAACCGTAGACGGCGGCGTTTGCCAGGTGGTTGGCCTCGGTATTTTCAAGAACATCGCCACCAATTTTGTCGGCGTCCCCGGCCAGTCCGTACTGGCACAGGCACTCTGTGACCTTGCGGCCCGTGTGGAGGGTATCTGCAATCGGCTGGAAAACCTCGGTGAGACCAAGGCGAAGTGCATCGACTCTGAGGATATTCCCAAAGTGTGTGGAGCCCCTATGGTCATCGAAGGAACCGGCTCTCCCTCCGTTCTCCCCAGCTTCGTGGGTCAGCGCTACCACGACACGACCTCCAATGCAAAGCATCTCTACGAAGCCTTTGCGGTGACCGGAAACCTGAGCGACTGGGTATTGATCATGTAAAGTTATTGAGCTATGGCAATCAAGAATTTTATTAACAAGGCGGCCTATGACGCCGCCCCGAAGCCTACGATTGAATCGCAGGTTTCTATGCTGGAAAGCACCAAGGAAGTCATCTACGATGGAGTGAACGTCATTACCCTGGAGCCGGTTATCGGTGACTCGTTCTATCTGGACGAGAGCAACCTTCCCGTCTTTATCAAGGCTTCGACGCTGGTAAAGGCAAACATCCCTTCCGCCTGGACTTATATCGGCCAGGTCCTCAGCCGTGTGGACGCTAACCGCGTCCTGCTGCTGAACAAAAGCGTGGACACGAAGAAATACGCCAATGTGCTTCAGTATGCACTGACGGCCATTGCCAGCACGAATCTGACGCTGAAGCTCCGCATCCGTGATACTTCTAAGACGGGAAATGCCCAGTATGCAACTGCGATTGATGTACCCGTAACATTAACGTCAACCTCCTTCGACGCTACAACCGTTGCTGAGATTACTGCAGCACTTGAGGCTAAGGCTACGCAGATGGGAGACACTCGTGCATGGTGGTGTTACCTGGCCAATAACAGCAACGAGAAGGTGGATAGCGACGCCACCCGTATCGTCGTGCAGTGTGACCAGTGGGACAACTATCAGGAGTATAACTGCAGCGCCACTGGTGGAACACTTACGTTTGCAACCTGGGGAGGTATGCCGGAGAACAGCAACGCCGGCTTCCGTGCGAATGGTCTTAACTCAAACGAGAGAATCATGAACGTGAATCGTGCCGCTATCTACTACGGTACAAACGGAAGGACCCCGACCGGGAACGTTCCGCTGAACGATGCCAATACCATCGTAACGTCCGCCGCCTTCTCCAGCTCTCCCTACTGCGCTGCGCTGCGCGAAGCCTATGGCACCTACAAGAACTACATCAAGAGCGAGTATAAGGTTGTCTGCCCGCAGAAGCTCGGCGTTTTCGGCCTTCCGGACGGCGCTACGCTCACCAAGACCTATGGTCCGCTGATGGCCCCCACAAAGGCCGGCAGCACCATGGCGAAATTCCCCGCGCTGAACTGGCCCCTTACTATCGGCTACAATGCAGACGGCCTGCGTAAGGGCGACTGGCATCTCTGGGACGTTGAGGAAGGATGCCTGATTATGGATGACGACAACCTCGCCATCATCAACTCTGCCCGCTCCAAACAGGGAAGTACCCAGATTGATAACGGCTCCGGCCGATGGTTTGCCCAGCGGTCCAACGTGTACTTCGCGTGGCCTTTCAACGGCAGCTACGGCACCCTCGACAGCAACTACGTGACCAACACGGTTCAGGTGGGGGCGGTCACGCTTTACAAATTTAAATAGAACTTAATCAGTCCCCGCGCATCCAGTGATGGGGCGCGGGGCTATCCTTAACAGGGTATGAAAACAAGAGGAGCGAAGGCAAAGAGAGACAAGAATTCCATTCTGGCGGACGTGAAGAACCTGCTCGTCATCCTGCACCCGGCCATTCAGCGGATGCCGAAGATCGAGCGTATGGAGGGCGCACCGCAGGAAATGAAGGCGGCGTGCTATAATATCATCCGGCATTTCACCATCGCCAATGAGAATCCCGAAGTGAGGCTTGAGCATATCCGTGCTATGTTCGGGGAGTATGGTGTCATTCTCGCAACCTTTGACCTCTGTATCCAGTACGGGCTTCTCACGGAGAGCACGCAGCTGAGGATAGCTACTCAACTTGAACGGATCGAGGAAGGCATACGTAAATGGCGCAGCGCCACACGGTCACCTAAGAGTCAGGAGCGGCAGGAGGTCGCGGAGGAACCCTCCGAAGAGTCTGTCGTCAGTAACAATTAGTAAAAGGGAGCGCGACTATCATTTATAGTATTTCCACCATGCGCTCTAACCGGCTCCAACCGATGGTTTGCCCAGCGGTACAACGTGAACAACGCGTGGAATTTCAACGGCAACAACGGCAACCTCAACAACAACAACGTGAACAACACGAATCAGGTGGGGGCGGTCACGAGTTTACAAAGAAACGCTTATGACTGAAGAAAGGTTCTTCTCTACGCTTGTAAGGACCATGCGCGAAGCCCGACGCAATAAACGCTACGGGCGGGACTGCTCTCAGTTTGAAAGGAACTGGGTGGCGCTTCTTGTGCGTATGATGTACAGGCTTTGGGAGAGAATCTTCCGCGTTGACCAGAACTATGCCTTCCTTACTTCCGTTCCCAAGTGGCGGGAAATCTTCGCCACCTTCTTTGAGGGTCGCATTGCAGATCACCTGCTCTGTGACACCCTCGCTCCGTACATAGAGCAGGAGCTTCACCCAAGAACCTTCAATAATCGGCCAGGCAAGGGTGGCCAGGCTGCCATCAACCAGGTTATCGAGGACATCTATGATGTTTCCAATGGATACACCGAGCCATGCCGCATTATCAAATGGGATCTGAAGTGCTGCTTCCCCAATGCGGATAACGATGTGATTGAGGGCTGCTTCGTTTCCCTTATAGAGAAGCACAGGGACGAGCTGGCGGAAGCGTATGACGTGGATTTCCCGGACTTCCTCAAATGGCTGGCCATGGTCTGCGTCCACGCATACCCGGCCCAACACTGCGAACTCCGCTCACCGGCTTTCTTGTGGCTGGATCATATCTCTCCGGAGAAATCCCTGTTTGGAAAGCCGGACGGAATCGGAGCGCCTATCGGGCGCCTGACCAGTCAAATCGGAATGGGCCTATACCTTAATCCGGAGGTCCAGTGGCTTAATGAGGAATGCGGAATCCGCGCCACCCTCTTTATGGACGACTGCGTGGAGATCGTCCCGGAGCATCTGCACGGCTACGCTCTCGCCCTTATGCCGGAGCTTCGGAAAAGACTCGCCGCAAAGGGGCTGCGCCTGAATGAGAAGAAATTCTACGACCAGCCCTATCAGCACGGCTGCGAGTTCCTGGGCAGCCACATCAAGCCGCATCGCACCCATATTAACAATAACACCTACGCCCGCGCGATGAGCCGGGTTGAGGAGTTCAATGGGATGCAGAACAAGCTATTCTATATTGATAACGTCCTTTCGAGCATCAACAGTTACACCGGCCTTATGAAGGGGCGCACGGACTTTAACCGGATTATGCAGCTGCGTGATTCGTTGAGCTCCGAATGGTGGGAAATGTTCGACTGGGACGAGAAGCGCCTGTGCGCGACCTATAAGCCGGAATTCTCCGTAAATGCAAGACTCATCAGAAAGTATCACCTTAAAGTAAAACGCTATGACAAGACAAGAGATCCAAGAGCAAAAGAACATTGCCCAGAAGGCCATGTTCGACGCAGAAGCGCACCTCGCTTCCACTGACTACATCGCGGCCAAGATTGCGGAGGGGAAGGCCACGAAGGACGAATACGGTGAACAAATCGCCGCCCGTCAGGAATGCCGCGATACCATCAACGCATCCCGCGCACGCATCGCCGAGCTGGATGCTATGGTTCCGGAGGATGAAGAGGAATAGTGTCACACAACCTGGCGCATTAGAGAGGTTAATCCGTAGCGGGTTAGCCTCTTTGCGTTTTACGCCGATTCATCTGCCTTTTTCACAATATTATCCACCTTTTCGTTCAGCTGCTTGATGAGGTCGAACACATTCTCCGTCTTCTTGTTATAAAGGATATAATCCAGCACCTGGCGATTGGCGCGGTCAATCTTTGTGCGGTCGAAGTTGAGGTATATGTCGTTAACGGTCTTCTTTCCGTGACCGAGTGCGCGAGATGCGATGTCCTGGGAGATGTCAAGCTCGTTTTGGGCAATCGTGTTCCAGCTGTAGCGAGCCCAGTACATCGTTGTCTTCTTCGGAAGACCAAGATCAACACAGATCTCGTGGAGGACCTTATCCACCTTAGAGGTCCAGTTGTGAGTGCAGGAATATGTGTCGAGGATATTAAGGAGATACTTTTCACCCCTATACTTTTCTATCAGCTCCATACATTCCGGCTCAACCTTTATGCTATAAGGTTTGCCAGTCTTGGCGCGGATATACTCCAGGCGCCCGTCATTGATTTCCGTTGCGTGGATCAGATCCTCCGTATTGATGGCAATAAGCATGAAGGAAATCTTGAAGAAGTCTATGTATTTCTGCTGCCAGGGCTCTACTTCGGCGTTAAACAACTTCCGGATCTGGTTAACGGTGAGGTCTCTCTTGCCTGTTGGCTCCGGTCGGATCTCGAACTGGAAGAACGGATACCAGGTGGTTACGCCATTCTTCATTGCATTCCTGAATGCAGCCTTAATATTCCTGAAGTGAATGTTGCGGGAATTCTTCTTTGGGGCGGTCTTGGCAAGGAATGTGTCGAACCGGTCCAGCCACGCGAAGTCAATGTCTTCAAAGGCAAGGAAATCGGCACCGGGCTCAAAAGCCCTGATGCGGTCCACAGTTGCCTGATAGATCTCCCTTGTCCTGGTCTTATTCCTGGTGGATCCAAACTTCTCCAGCCACGCAAGGAAACGCTGCTTCTTCGCGGCGCTGGGGGAAATAGCCCTTTCGATAAGACGCTTGACCTCTGAGGCGTTGAGGCCGTCCAGTTTGTGCTCCTCTTGCAGCTCGGATAGCATCGTGTCAACTTTGTACCTGAAACGGGAGATCGAGAGCTGGGTATCCCTATCCTTCGCTTCCCTCGTTTTTGAATTCCACTGAGAGGGCGCCAGCTTAAAGCCGGTGAAGAGGTAGGATTCTTCCCCCTTGCAATAGATGGTGAGTTTGAGCGGGCACAGGGTCTCTTGGTCGGCACTTCGCCGGGCGTCCAAGTACAATCTGGTAGTGATCATAATCTTTGGATTTGTGAGGCCGGCACGATGTGCAGAAAATGTGCAGAAATTTTGGGGTAAAATTGTGCATAAATGTGCAAAAAAGTGCAGACTTCGGATTTTTTTTAATGTTAATCCTTAATCTGCACTCTTGGTAAGAGCAGTGATTATCAGTCACTTATTTGCGGAGAGACCGAGATTCGAACTCGGGATACCCTTTTGGAGTATACACGCTTTCCAGGCGTCTACTCTCTTACG